AGAATGCGCCGAACGTCATCTGTACACCATCTACATCCGCTAGTGCTGGGAGTCCTTCGAGACTCGTTCCGCGAGTGCTTGATTCCTGCCTACTGTCCACCGCTTCCGAGCTTGTGCTTCCTCCTCCGCTTCGCTCAGTTGCCGCTCTTCCAACTGCTGCTGTGGGTTGGAAGTAAGTCTTAGTTCCACCGGAAGATCCAGCTCCTCGTCTGGTGTCAATGGCTCCTTCAACCCCTCTAGCTCCAAATACGTCTTCCGTGTAAGAGGAAGATTTTTCTCCCTCATGTAATCCAGCACCGGACTCTGTCCAGCCGGGGTTTTCGATACCTCCTGAGAGGTTTGCAATTGCTGTTCTTGTGTCATCGAGTGTTGCCTTTCCTTTTGTGTACAACTTCCAAATTGCCTCGAACTTCTTTTTCAGCTCACTGCCATCACGCTTAAATGCGGCCTTGAATGATGGGTTGAACAATCCCTTCCCAGCTTCCCATGTTATGGACTGCATCTCACGCGGCAATACTCCACGCTCTTTTGCAGCTCTTCTATATGCCTCGGCATACAGAACATATGTACCAGTTAACCCTTGAGCATCATTACCCGGGCCTGATAGAGAGTGGGACACCTCTGTACCATCAGCAGCCAGAGGCAATAAGTTAGCAGCTGCAACTGCGTGCGTGTCTATCGTTACACTAACAGGGTCATTTGGGTTGTATATATTATTGTAAAAATTCCTTACCTTATGCGCCTCACCAAGATTCCTACTGATGTTAGCCATGGATCCGTCACGCAAAATAGATATCACCTTTGCAACAGGCTCCAATCCATTACCCCAACTTACCTTAGTAAAATCACCACCTTTGTTCTTCTTGAAATCAGAGAACCCACCTTCAGGCGTTACAAGTCTGTACTTGTTTATTGTATGAGCTTCTGAGTATGCGCGTACCCAAGAAGCTTTTTCCAAGTCCGTTCCAAGCTCGCTTAATGTCTTCCCACGTATCCCCTCAAATAGCTCCTTCCTGTGCGGCATTAGCTCAACAAAACTATCCAAAACTTTACCCATTTTTGGGGAGAATTTCGTATTCTGGTGATCAGTGTAAATATCTACTATCCGCTCAGACAAGGTGACATTATTATCCCACGCCATCTTTGGTGACATGGCTGCAAATGCTGCTGCTATCTGCGCATCAGAGTACTTATTGCCATGGCGCTTAACAATGTTATCTACCAGCTTGCGGCCACCGTCATACCACTGCCTAGATCTTTCTCTAACCTCTTCTGGTACCTGATCATATAGCCAGAGCAAATTATCTGTGCTCTGTTTAATAAATGCCTCTACTACTGCATCAGTTGTTTTAGGGCCCTTCTTAAATGTCATGTATTCGCGTATTTTTTCTGCGAACTTTTCTTTAAGCGCTGGTACCTGCTCAAGTGAATCCATATCAACATGCAGACCATTCGATAGGTGTGGGTCTTCACGCCCAGCCTTTACAGTTGGCGTGCGCGTACTTACGGGTTGGTAGTATTCTCTGACAAAACTTTCGAGCTCTGATTGTCCTCCCGGTCCCGATAAGCTTGCTTCTGTGCCGCTATTTTGGTATCCAGCTCCGTCCGTTTTCGGGTCAGCTCCGACATGTACTCCGGTGATCCCGGAACCAAGCTCCCCATCCCCAGCTGTTTCGACCTGTTTTCCTGTGACATCTTTTTCTCCTTTTGCTCTATTTTTACTATCGTCCAACTCTCCAGCTGCTGCGTCTACTGTGTCAGACATTTCAACACCACGCTGAAACTCAGACATCCCCATATGGATACCAGTACCACGCGTACCTGTCTTTGGGTTCTTCCCATTTTCTATGTCGTGCAACCCTTCGCGCTGTGCCAGCTCCTGTATTTCTACCCGGACCTTCTCAATCGCTGCGCGGACACCCTCTGTTGTACCACCAAGAACAACGGCACTTAACTCATCGCCGCCATGCCTGATCATAATAACCTTATGGCCAGATGCCTCTAAATTTGTCTTGAGGATATCTGACATCTTGCGGTAAAAGGCGTTGGCCTTAGATGCTACGTTTTTAAAGTGAGCATTGATACCACCCAAGTTCGCAATATCTGCATCCACATAATGCGCTCTTCCGTTTGTTTTTTCAACATGTTCCTGCGCACGCTGCAAAACACCTGACTTTTCAGTGGCTTGATTGTACCCAGTTACCGGGTCATATACATGCGTTGGCGCATATCTATCAGCAACTTCTTGAGTATCTTTAAAGAACCTTGCTTTTGCATAATGGTCATCTAAACCTTTTTCCTCGGGTCCCATAAAACTCTTGGCTGTTTTCTCTATGTCTTCTGGTGACATTTGAGATGGTCCTATCCCGGGTTGCGCGAGAACCTTGCCATCCACATTCTCTGCGCTTATCTTCAAAAACCGCTCACGGAAAACAGCTTCAGGCGATTGACCTAATTGAGATGCCCGGGCTGCAGCATTGGATGCAATCAGCGTTGCATCATATGCATTCTTCTCAGGCGAGAATCGACCAACCTCATTCATATGATCCAAGACTGCTGTATACACTTTGTCGTAACTAGCCTTGAATTCGGAATCTTGCATTTTTGAACCAATAGCACGGTTCACTCGATCATATAGCTCCTCATTCTTGGTAGCCATATAATCTTTAGCCTCGGCCGCACTCATGCTATCTGGCGATGTTTTCAGGTGATCTAGTAGGCCCTGATTGTATTCGGTACCTGCTATATTGGTGGAATACTCCCCAATAGGGATACGCAGGTCCTGCCCATTATCTAGTGCTTTTTGGTATTGAGCTTTGATTGATGGAGATACTTCCATCAGTTGTTCAGCTACCCCAGACTGGTGAAGTTGACGCGCATCTATATACACATCTTTGAGTGGGCCATCATTGGTAGCTGCTTCTACAAAGCTATTGAATGTTGAAGAATCTCTCTGCAGCGTTTTATTAGCCGAGATAATGCTACCCATCGTCTCTAGGTGCATACGAGTTTTCTCTGCGTCATTAACCAGCTGCTGCTTCAACGCTGCGTGCCTTCCTGCTGCATGCATACCACCAGTCATTAAGACAGATGACACGGTCGTAGCGATTAGCGTCTGGTATGCAGCATCACCACGGGATGACAAATAGTCATCAGCTGATTGCTCAGGATGAAGTTGAAGCCAAGTACTAAGATCACCAAGGTGAGTTGCCGCTTGTTCTGATATATTCTCTGTGGCAACCTGATGCATTAAAATTTTGTAGAGCGGTGATCCAGCCTTTAGATCCTTCATCAAGAATCCGAGCGGCAGAGCTTCCGTCCCAGCTTCTATCAAGCCTTGAGTTCCTGCATATAGGGTCTGATCTACTATATTTTTACCTAGGCCACGAGCCTCCTCTGATCCCTGACCTGCAGCAATAAGAGACATCGGCGTTGCACCTAGCAATGCTTTAGCTGCTACGCCAGTTTTAAGCGCGGCCATCTCCATCCCAGCCGGGAGCGTCAGAAGATTTGAGTATAGGGATGAGATACCTGATGATGCCGCTTTATAGGTGTCGCTATGGGAGTTACCGATACCTTCCATATCGTACTTCTTTTGGAAGTTAGCTACATTACTTGCACGCTTGTAGAAAAAATCTGCAGATGATTTTCCCCAGTTATTTTCACCAAATACCGGGGTCAGCATTTTGTCCCACCATGTCGATAGGTTGCCAGCTAAACCATATACGCCCTTATAGGTATTAGCTACTCCATCAGCGATAGGAACGACGGTCATATCTGCCACATTCCTCAGCGCTTTATCTGTCAGAGAAAGGTTTTGGTAATCTTCTTCGAGTAGGCGTGCACGGTGATAAGCGTCTTGACTATTCTTTACCCACTTTTGTATAGCAGGAGACTGCTCTGCGGCCGCTGCGGTGTCTTGTCTGACAGAGGTATCAGTATAGAACTTCCGGTCATTTGAGACTACCTCTGCAGGTATATTGTACCGCGCTCCTAGTGAGATATCTGTACCAGCTTGGTCAGGAGTTATATCTGGCGCATTAGTAATAATCCCATTAACACGTTCGCGCTCGTCCGCATCCGCGATTATTTTTGGGTCAAACTTATCTTTCCAAGATGCCATATTTTTTTGCCTTATCGTTTAGGTTTAGCGTATGGGTATATGCCCTGTATCATACCCTGAGTATGCCGCTTTGCGATTTCCGCTTCATCTTCTTTTGTAAGAACATAGTTATCACCCTTCCCAAGTTCCCGGATGAATTTTCTCGTTTCCATCTCAGCCTCTACTTTGGGGATATCTTTGTATAGAAGGTTAGGAGCAACCTTGTCAACTTTTTCTGGGGAGTTAGCAAAGTCATAACCACTTGCATCACTATCAATAATCCACCCTTTTAGGTAGTAAGGTCGAGCAAGTTTCTTGGCCGCTTCATCAGCTGCTACCTGATTTAATGTACCAGCCTCACGCATATTATGAAGCTCGTTAGTAAGGGTAGAAACATACTCATTTACTTTCTTGCCAGCCCTTGTATCAGGCTTCGCGTTCCAATCAAAGGCTCCTATCTTCTGCCGCTTAAGAGCATCAATTGCATTCGATATCACCTTGTTATCCATAACAGCTTTGTTCTCACCTGACCGCATGCTCAATTGAATACCAACAAGGTGCTTGAAATTTGAATCACTAAGGTATGGCTCAAACTGTAAGAGGTTAAAATTTTTATCTGCAAACTCATTAGGGTGTAGCCCAGCCATACCCATGAGCTCACTGAACTTTTTATTATCATCTTCTGGCTTTAAACCTGCCGCCTTTTTATCTCGGGCACGCAAGAATAATTCAATCTCTTTATGCACTATAGGATTAAATGCATTCAAACGCTCAATCGTGGTGGGGCTCAATTCTCCCCTTTCCCCCATTACCTCGCCCCACGCTGTAACTGCAATCTCATCTTTATTCAAGTTATTATTATTATGCACAATAGCAAACCTATGCTCCATACGCTGCTCGATAAGATCTTTCTGGTGAGCTGGTATACTGTCATCATTTACTAGGTTCGCACGCATTTGTTCTTCTGATAAATTACTACCAAGAACATTATCCTTTATGTATTTTTGCGCAAATTCTAAGTCCGAACCAGTGCTAAGAGAGCTCTTTAATTGCAGATAATCATTGCCAGTTAGAAGATCTTTATTTTCTCCAAGCATAATCCCTGCGCTTGCTATCGCCCCATGATTAATTTCATACGATATCTTTCGTGTTATAGATCCGCTTAACATCTCAGCAGTAGCGACCTTTACCTGATCAGGGTCTCGAATTCCCTCCATTTTAAGTAATGCAGCTACCCCTGCTAGAGCTCTATTCTTCCCCATATTAAACTCTTCATCAGTCTTTGCGTCTTCCATCAATGTGTTGCCAGTCTTCACCCCTGTAATATGTGTCTGCTTTTGGTAGTTTACCAGCTCCGTTCTTTCGTGCTCACTTACTCCGTTTGTAAAATTAGTAACGGCAGTCTGTGCATGTTGTAGATAAATTTTTCTCGCTGCTTCGCCCATACCATTTGCGATAGTATCAACATGCTCCCGGGCTTTCTTCTCATACTCTTGGGTGATTGATGGCCCGGTCTCGCCATTAGTCGATTTAGGTTGTGCATCTTCACCCTTCCTCATAGAGTACCCGGATGAGGTATTATTTTTTAGGTCATTCAGTGCGGCCATTGTCTGATCTATACCTGACAACGCTTGAGTTTGTGCACGCACCTGCGCCATATCCGTTGCAATCTCAGCACCTGCATGGGCTATATCATTTTGTGCCTGAACTGCTTTTGCAGATATCTCTAGCCCGGGAGTTGGCGAGTTAGGCGCTTCAATTCCTTTCGCATAGAAGTGATTCTGTTGTGTTGGGCCCGATGATAGGCCGGGTTCATATGGTATTTGCATTTTTGTCCTTAATCAAACGCGCCAGCTTTTTTCATGAAGTACCAATCCCTACCAATTCCAGATGCCTTGCCTAAAAGCGCAGTTGTTCCAGCATACCCAGAATCTATACTATTAGCGCCAGATTGGTTTGCTCGCATAGAATTACCATACGAAACACCCTGCGTTCTAAATCCCCATGCATTCGCAATAGAGTCTGTTTCAGCATCTATCTTAGCTTGCTCACCCATGATCTCTGTAGACGCTTGTACATTTCCAACAGACTGGCTGGATAGATCCACACCGCTAGATGCATACGCTACCTTCTGACGGCTCTTTAATACAGCTGTCTTCATCAGAATAGATTGCTGTGCCTTGACCCCATTTGATAAGGCCTGCTGCGCAGAAGACTCTGACATTTTTGCGTTAATCTCCGCCATGTCAGCTTGATACTGATATGCAGATGCCATCGATGCAGCTTGATGGCGTGCTTGTAGCATAGAGCTATAAGCGCCTACAACTTCAGAAGCTGCCATCCCCCATCCAAAATTATTTTCGCCCTGAGTCCTTGTTCCCATGATAACCCCTACATTGTAAATTCAAGTGTTAATGCTACCACCGTTAAAGGAAGTGGATCGCTCTGCCTTATTAATATCGACCCATCTGAATCCCACGATGGTTGCATCACAATCTCAAGCTCATCAGTTTTTAGTGATGGCGGCAACCCATATGCTTCAGTATTCCTAATTTTAGCCTCGACTAATAAAGCCTCATTAGGACCAATAAATACACCGCTAGATCTGTAAACCCTTAGCCACGCCTTGTTTACATTTTTCATCCTGCCTTGGGCGGATGCTCCATCCTGAGTTTGAACAGCGATAGGCAAGGTTTTTAGGTCTGCCTGTATCGGAAGGCCAAATTGAACTTTAGTGGCAGCGCGGTCTAATGTAACTGATCCGCCCGTAACTACTAGCTGACGGTGGACCGCTCCATTGGACAATATGTTTATCGTCTTTCCTTCCAAGTGGTTTAGGTTTGAGAAGGTTGTAGCCGATGCGCCTGAGTATGTCAGTCCGCAATCTACAAAAAATGCATCCTCCTGATTTGCATATAAGCGCGATGCCATGCGCTCAATATATCTCTTGGATGTTCCATTTATAGTTCTTCTGACAACCGCATATAGAAAGTCCTCGTCACCCTCTGCAACTACCGTTATGGACTCGTATAGCCCATCTGTACTGTGTTGGTGCCAAGCAAAAATTTGCTGCTCTGGAACATATGTCATACCGAGCAATTTCCCACTACTGGATACGAACCAACATATTGGCTGCGGTGATTTTTGGAATGCCATATCTAATATGGTATTGCCATCGAACAGGTGCGGAGCTCGTAGCGATAGATCACCAGTTATATACCCTGCGGCCTGTAACGAATAACCCAGCTCACGTACATGGCCACCCCGGGCCGCCGCATAAATCAAGTTATTATTAACCATGATCGGTGCTGCATTGTTTGACCCGATATATGATTGTGGGCGAACCAACAACGAAGATGGAGTGATAGCTTCGCCCTGTGCACCAGATACCTTCCATTCAGCTGCACTTGTCAGTAAAACTATCGACTGCAAAGGCACAATGTGGCGAATGGTATTTGCCTCACGCGCAGCAATCTTAAAGCTTACAGAGTCATCATCCCGGGTTGGGATAGAGTAGTTCATACATGATTCCGTACCAGACTTTGATAACCACATAGTTTGCGGTAGCGATATAGTTCCAGCAAAACATCTCCGCTGCTCGTGGTAACTCACCGCGCCGGGGTAGTTTGTTGCCGAGCCAAACGGATTGTTATTCAGCGGTGGAGTGATGGCAAGATCAGCTGCAATATTTTCATCGGTGAAGGTTGTTGATGTCGCGCTACCTATGAAACCATACTGACCAGATCCGTATGTCTGCTTATAAATTTTATACGATTGTGCCCCCGGCGTTGCAGCCCACGTAATAGAATTCCTTGCTCCAGTGGTAAACAAGTTATTAGAGCAACCCCCAGCTGTACTTGGAAGAGACTCATCCACTGAGTTAACGCCAATAGCTGTGACTTGGTATGAGAACGTATATGTAGCAGCACCACCGGTAGGTGTTGCAACAACACTAGTAGGAGCCGCAAGATTCGATACAAATACAATGCTTGTTAGAGACCACTTTGGGTTTGGTGACCCAGCTAAACGCTTTAGCTCTTTAGGTGGGTATGATGTATGGACCAAGGTAAGAACATCAGCAGATTGAACGTACTTTATGTCGAATAGATCATCCTCTGCATATGGCGATGGTATCTCATAAGTCCCGTCTGCTGGGAGCAAATACCAATAGGTTACGTTAGGGGGGGCCATACCAGTAACAGGTGCTATACAGTAATATTGGCTCCCACCGTTTAATACCATATCACCAACCACATAGGGAGTAGAACCACTATATGCTGGAGCTGTACCCTGCATAAATGTTGCCCCCGCAGAGTGGAATCGTATCCACCCAGCGCCGAGCTCTATAACCGCTGTCTGGGTAGATGAATACGAAAATGGTATTAACCTAGTTTTTTTTGTTGAGTCTCGCGTCTCCCGGACAAAAGAAAATCCCGGACGTGTCTGAGCAGGGCCATGCGGTAGAGCAATAAAATTCTTCATTGTCTCTACGCCGCTGATATATTTTGGGTCGTCTATTCTACCAAATAGCTCAGGTGTTACTTCACCACCGCCAAATGATTTCTGCAGGTACCGTGATGCCATTATCTATTACCTACCCAACTTGGCTTGTGTGAACGGATAATCTTCATTTGGGTTGCGTCAGAAACCTCAGCAGCTCGGACTAATGATTCTGCCATCTTCGCACAGCGTGCAGCTTCTAAGGCACCAGCCTCACCCTTCAACAGTGGGCCAGCTATCATTGATGCGAGCTGCCAGCTTAACGTTAACGTAAATAAGCTAGAAAATTTTGTTGTGTCAGTCACCCGAGCAGAATACTTTAAAACAGCATCTGGCTCATTACTGTAAAGTACTACAGTGCCATCTTGCAGCGATTCAGTTGAGAATGCTTTTGAAAATGACCTAATATCTATCAAGCCAGAATCAATATTCCCAGTTGTATTGTCGGCAGATAAAATAGCGATAGAGTTGAGCATGTTCGCAGGAGGAACATATGCATATAACCAATCTCTATTCTCTGATACTACTTGAGATAGTGATGTTCTACGCGTTGCGAATCCCCAATTATAAAGCTCCTGAATGGAGTCTCGTGCAATTGGGTAAAACCGCGCACAATGTTCCGCCTGTGCAGACCCCTCTGGGGGATACAAACTTGAAACTGTGGCCGAGTCACCAAGATGCGCCAAGGCCAAGTTTGAAATATCTACTTCTGAAGCCATAAATATCTCCTGAATTCGTGGGGGCCAGCGCCCCCGGTGCTACTCACAACAACTTATTCTTCGACACTCTTGCCATCACTATCTTTAACAGCGATAGAATCTTCTTTATACAATTCGAGATTTGCAGATGGCTTGCCGTCATACTGCACCATCTCCCCGACTTCACAAATTTTGTTATTGATATACGATTTTTCGCGGACAATAAATGTACGTGTTGCCATGATTTTCTCCTAAAAATAATAAAAAAACCGGGTAATAACACCCCGGCAAAACCTTTACAGTACAGTAATACCACTTGGGTAGTACTTACGACCATCTTGGATACCGTGAACGATAGCGCATGAGTAAGTACCAGCAGATGTATTCGTACCGACAACCACATAGTTCGCACCAATATAACGAAGACCTAATGAACCGATCTTTGGGTTGATGCGAACCGGGATTAGCGTACCAACTGGCAGTGATGCAATTGGAATTGCGCCAGATGTTCCAACAACAGTTGGGGTACCCAAGTTGGCGGAAGCTGAAATAATACATTGGAATTCAATTGAGGTGGCTGCGGTTGGCGCAACCTCCACGTTGAAGTGCATATATACATCTTCGCCTTCACCGATATCACGAGCTACGCCAAGATCAACTGTATCAGCAGATACAACAGATGCCGCGGCGATAGCTTGTGATGTTGATACCTGCAGTAATTTATCTAAAATCATTTTCAATACTCCTTAAAGAATTTTCACAACCCGGTTGCCCGGGCATCAGTCATTAAACTACTTTGGTTTCTGTATTCAACAAAGCGTCAACACGGCGCAAAGGAACACCTAAGAATGACAACCATGAAGACGGCTGACCAAACTGAGTAAGACCTTGTTCGATCTTCAGAACATATTGCGACTTGTCCATCGCTGCCAAAGCAAGACCTGAGTGGATAGTGCGGTTCATGTAGAACGCTGCTTTACCCATTGAGATATTAGGAACACGATACAGAGCACGCGCCATCAACTTGATGATGTTGGTAGATGCAGTTGCTGTTTGAGTGGTTGTCTGCGCCAAAAGATCTGCCACCTTGATGTTTGCAATACGAACAACATAGCGCCAATCTTTAACCACCAGACCATTTTTCCACTGATAACGAGTGGCCAAAGCTTGCATACGTGTACCGTCTGCGTTGTACACTGTTTGCTCGCCAAGGTCATCATGCACCAAACCTGCAACAGAACCTTTAGGGAATGTGCAGAAAACAGTTTGATCACCCCACACAACTAGCCAAACAGAAGCGTTAGTAGCAGCAGCATCACCACCAGCATCCAGAATATTCTGACTGTTACCAGCGCCTGAAATTGCTGAGTAGCGTGTAGCCAAACCCAAAAATTGCTTAGGGTCAGAACCGGGGTTGCCGTAGAACAATGCTGTAGCTTGAGCTTGGTTCATACCCTCGATGAAGGCAGAATCTTCGCTTAAGCGGAATTCAGCAGTATTGCCGTTCAGGTCAGCAAGATCTTTATCTACTTCGGAACGCGCTTCCAAGATACCGCAAGCTTCATCAACCTGTGCAGTGGTTGATTTGCTGTTTGGGATACCTTGGTTAAGAGCACGCCAGTAAACGGTAGGCAAGCCAGTACGGATCACAACGCGGTGGCCCGTAGGGGTGTTGCCTTGCTGGAAAACTGCATCTTCAAGAATCTCGTTTGTTTGTGACAAAAGCTCTGCTACCACAGGAACGCGACCTTCCGGGTCCATACGTTTTGCCCAATCTACCAGTGTTAAGTTTGTAGCCAATAATGTTGCCATGTTGTATTACTCCTTTATTTATTTCTTTGGGTATAAGGTAGCTGCGTGCCCTTGCTTTTCACCACCGTTATGGTGGCTGGATCCGGGAACAAAACTATCCTCGCTGATTGCCATGCCAGCCCTGTAGAACGCCCTAATTAATTCCGGGTTATTTCCAAGGCCAGACTCTTGTAGCAGCGTGCGCAATTCGGGAGAACCGAACTTATCGAGAGCTTTCTTTGTGATGGCCATGTTTGCATCAAACTTGTCACCACCAAATTCCTTGTCCGCCTTTGAATCAGCGATCCACTTGGAATTAAAAGCCTCTAGTTTCTTGGCGTTGTTGGTTTGTATTTCCATCCCAACAGTATCAAGTAACCTTTGCGCTGCACTCTGTGTAAGATTGAGCTCCTTTGCTACCTCTGAGAAGCGATTGACAATATCGTTGTCGTACACTTGGCCTTCAATAGGCTTAAACTCATAGGCTTCTGGTGCACCTTCTGCTGGCTTAGTGTCAGCCTCTGCTGCATCACTTTTACCATCTTCAGGTGCAGGATCACCATTACTTTGTGCTTGCTGCCCTGCTTCCACTTCCTTACCTGCGGCTGCTGCATCTGCGACTACAGGTGCGGTTGCGGATTGTGAATCTGGCGAACTTACTTGGGTAGGTTCAGTTGCCGTCATCAGCGTTTCATTTGTCATTTGGTTTATTCTCCATAATCATAGTTGGGTAAAGCTCTGGGCTCTGGGAGTGGATGCCACGTAGAATATATAACCCCTCGTTTCTGTTACCTTCATTAAACGCCATCTGCATGGCATTTGTCGAAAACGAAATGCGAAATACTCCAGCTCTTTCCAGTTGCCGATACAAAATCCTTCGGCCTCTCTTGCTGCTCATTAGCCACTTAAAATCCGCACCCTCTGATTCGGATGCGAGTTTATCGCGCAGCTTTGCTTGCTCGATTCTATCGTCCTGCTCACCAATTTCTGTTGGATTAAAATCTTTCATGCGTTAACTTTATCCGAATAATCTTTATTCACGCATACTAAAATTACACCCAAGCAGACCCGTTCCATACCTTCTGAGTAGTAGCAACCCATGCCACACCATCCCAGAACTTCCACCGCGCATCTATAGTTGCAGAACCACCACTTACTACATGGCTATAAAATGTGCTGGTGTTCCCATGTATTGTTGCGACAAGGGATTGCGATGATCCTGTCTGGCTAATGCTGCCAGAGAAGAACGTATTTGAATTGTCGTACCTTGCTGCTGCAAGCGTGATCGAACTGGTGACTGATGCCGCATAAAAGCTTCCAGCATTGTTGTATATGCTTGCGGTGAGTGTGATTAATCCGCTGATTGTTCCGTTAAAGAGCTGATTGCTGTTTGTGAATAAGCTAGCAGTTAAAGTCTGTTGCGCCCCAACCTGCCCAATATTTGCCGAATAGAACGTGCTCGCATTGTCGTGGCGTGTCGCAGTCAGTCCGATAGAACTGGATAGTATGGCTGAGTAAAACGCACCGCTGTTATCGAACCGAGTCGCAGTTAATGTTTGCGGTGTTCCACCCTGCGACACACTTGCCGCATAGTATGTGTTGCTATTGGTGAATAAGCTGGGTGTTAAATTAACCGCGCCTCTTGTAAGTGTTCCAGCGTAGAACGTATTGCCATTAGTAAACAGGGCAGCGGTCAGCGATATACTCGCGCCGGTTGTATGCGTGTTGAATGTATTAGTGGCAGTAAATAGCCCAGCAGTTAAAGTCTGATTTGCGCCGCCCTGACTAATCGACCCGGCATAGAATGTGTTACTTACTGTGAAAAGGCTTGCAGTTAATGTTTGCGGCGAGGCGACTAGGATCGCCACTTGCTTAACTGTGCTAAATGGTGCTGATGCCATTGCCCCCATACCACACAGATCACCCTCAATCGTATAAGCGGCTGTAGTGGTTGCGTAAACAGTCAGGGTAGCTGCGCTTGACGCTGTTGTACCGCTTGCATTGGTTACGTTACATCTATACTGGTCAAGGTTATTCGTGGCATTTGTGACTACGCCAGTTGTGTAGCTGCTGGATGTTGCACCACCTATATCAGCGAATGAACCACCGCTTGGCATACGCTGCCATTGATAACTGGTAGCGCCGGTTGCTGTTACGGAGAATATAATTGAGCTACTTCCAGTGGCGACTGTTGTGCTTATAGGCTGCGCTGTTATTGCTGGCGCTCCTGTTACCCACTTAAATGCAGCGCTAAGAGCAGACCATGTGCTAGAAGCACCATCGACCCATGCTGCCGTATAACTACCTGCTGCCGTGGTGATCTGATCTTCTACACCTTCATAGCCGAAGTAACCAGTAG